CTCCATCTGTAAAGAGTGATTATGTTGCTCCTACAGAATAATATAAATAATTAACATATAGGAGATACCCAATGGCACAAGTTTTAGGTAGAGGTGGTAACGGTGTTATTATGTCCTCCGATACCACGATTTCTGGTAATACAACCTTAGATACCTCTCAAAATTGGGCAAGTATTGGCCCAGTTACGATTGCAAACGGAACAACCGTTACCGTCAACGGCAATGCTTATTGGACAATTCTTTGAGGTAATCTAATGAGTAATTTATATACAAACAATATCTTTTCACCGGGAAACGACAACTCACCAATCCTCCAGAGTACCGGAAACATTGTTCAGAGTAGCCGAGTTAGATATGACAGTAGAACTACCTGGTCATCTAACAATGGTGGTAATGGAACTGAAATTACTCCTCTGAGATTATCTATTGCTCCCAGACATTCTGGAAATATTATCTTATGTCAGTGGGTTTTATCTGGTGACTTCCATCATGATAATGTGTTTTTAGTTTTTAGAGATGGTGGATTAATCACTGCAGGTGGTATACAAGGATACAATTCTGAAGTTGGAAATAACAGATGGTCTGGTTTTGTATCATCTACTTATGATGCAGCCAGTTCAGATACTGGATCAACACCTCATCATTGGTTTATACAGTATTTTCAAACTGCTGATAATACAAATAATAGAAGTTATGGCCCAGCTGTTCGAGGCGCCGGTGGTGCTAACTACACACTATTTTTAAATAGAACTGGTGGTTCTGGTGGTCAGGATGGTCATGAAATGACTGTGAGCACCGGTGTTATATATGAAATTACTGCATAATAAATCACGGAGAAAGTACAATGAGTTTTGTCTACGCTGATCTAATTAGAGATCTTTCTAGTAATATAACAGTTCCTACTTTTGGTAGCGTCATTCGTACCGATTATATGAGATACGATGGTCGTCCTGGATATTATACAAGAGGATGGATAGCGCCAAGTAACCAAAATGTACTTTTTCCATTAAGATTAACTGCACAAAATGTACCACATCCAGGCACAATTTTAATTGCATCTTGGCAACTGTCGCTAGAATCTGATAATAATGTTATATTTAAAGTTTTAATAGATGGTTCGTGGAGAGATAATAGTATGGGAACAAGTGGTCAATCAGTTGCTCCTTCTGATGAATGGTATTGGAAAGGTTTAATATGTTCTTATCATGATGGTGATAACAACAGCACCCTTTCAAATTATCAACTTCTTTGGATAGGTCGAGCGGGAGCTACTGGAAATATCAATTTAGATATTGCGCCGCAACATGCTGGTGATGGTGGAACTACTGTATTTGTAAATAGAACTTTCGGTTCTGGTGGTCAGGATGGTCATGAAGTTGGTGTTTGTACCGGAGTGGTTTTCCAAATATCAGGTGTAGAAGGACAACTTGACGGATAAATATAAATAATTAACGAATGAGAATAAAATCAAATGTCTGCAGAAATCAGAGTTAATGATATATACAATACTAGTGGTAAAAGACTAGTAGCATCTGGAGTAGGCAATGTTGTATCAAGTGATTTTACTACATTTTGTCAACCATATTTAGTCTATACTCAAAATAGTGGTAATGGAACTCGTTTTAATGCATTATCTTTATCGGTAACTCCCAGAAAAAGTTCAAATATTTTAGTAATGCAATGGGTGATTAGTGGTGAAGTAAGTTGGGATGAAGTATTATTGATTCACCGAAATGATAGTTTGATAACAGATGGGGGTCAATCAGCTTATAATATGGAAGTTGGAAATAATAGATGGTCGGGACTTTTGGGTGGATGGTATGATAATAATAACGACAGTACACCAGCATCTTGGAAATTGACTTATCACTGTGTGGCTAACACTACAAGTAAACTATATTTTACTCCTGCAGTTCGTGCTGCACATGGTGGTGAAAACTGGTGGAGACTGAATAGAAGTTGGTCCAGCAATGGGCAAGGCAACTATGAAAGAACTTGTTGTGTTGGATATTTATTTGAAATAGGAACCTAATTTTATCTAAATAAATAAAGAAAGAAACAGGAATTTAAACCATGGCAGTTTTAAGATACAGAGACACTTTTTCAAGATTTCCAGAGTATTCTGATGCAATTCATGCTCTGAAACCTGGTTGTTCTTTTGGTATATCTATGAATGATTATGAGACTCTTTATTGGCAAATCGATGATAATAAATCAGACCCTCCCACAGAAGATGAAATTAAAGCAAAACTTTTAGACTTAATTAAAGAATGGGAAATTGGCGAGTATAGAAGACAAAGATATCATCAGTATCCAGTTTTAGAAGAACAACTTGCTTTGTTGTGGGACGATATGAATTCTGGAAAAATTCCTGGAAAAGAATCTTCCGAATGGTTTAAAAAAATTCAAGAAGTTAAAAATGATATTCCTAAAGGAACTACTACCACCGGCCCCGATACTCAATATCATGCGGCGATTAAAGCTCATGGGTTAGGTCTTAAATCTTACTATAGCGATAGAGATAACAATCCTGTAGAGACTACCTCTACATAATATATTAATAAAATATATAAAAAATGTTTAGTCATGTAATAGTTGATAACTGGTATGAAAATCCAGATGAAATAAGAACATCTGTTTTAGAACGATTTAAAACAGATGAAAGTTCTGGCAAAGAAAAAATAAAAGATAATGGATATGCGCCTTATCCTGGGTATAGATGTAAGTCTACAATAAAAAATTTAATAGAAAATAAAATAAAACTAGAAAAAAAATCTAATTTTGAAATTGATTCAAAACGTTGGATATTCGCACAAACTTGCGATATCGATTGTGATTTGGACATGTTACAATTTGACATGAATACCATGTCTATGAAAATAATAGATTCTGATATTATTTTAAATCTCTCAGAGTCTTTATCTAATGGATGTTTTCAGTATTGCGATGAAAATTCTGAAATGTGGATACATTCTGATCCTGGAAATACATACGCTGCAGTTGTTTATCTTACGCCAAAACCACCAGAGGGTAGTGGAACCGGTTTTTTTCGTAATAAAGTCACAGGACAAGAAATTCCTTCCAATCCAGAAGAGGTTTTACCAAAAGAAGAATCTATGAATCTAGATTCTTGGGAATTAACTGATTATGTAGAAAATGTATATAATAGATGTGTAATTTTTAATGCAAAAAGATTTCACTCAGCAACAAAATATTTCGGAACTACTCCAGAAAATTCTAGATTATTCCAAGTATTTTTCTTTGATCGAAAATAAAAATTGATATTCTATATAAATTTAGAGTTTCTCCCTACTAATTTATAAATACCTCTAGGAAACTAGGGGTATTTTTTTATGGCGCAACCAGCTAGTAGAGCGGAATTGAAAGATTATTGCCTCAAACAACTAGGTAAGCCAGTTTTAGAAATAAATGTAGATGACGATCAGATTGATAACTTAATTGACGATGCAATTCAGTATTTTCATGAGCGTCATTATGATGGAATTGATCGTGTATTTTTAAAGCATAAACTTACTCCTGCAACTAAAAATGTTTTAAAACAGGCGGGACCAGTTGGATCCTCAACAACTTCACCAAATGTTGTAGGCGCTGGAGTAACATCTCTTACTTATGTTGAGGGAGTAAATTACTTACCACTTCCCGATTCGATTATTGGTGTTAATAATATTCTCAAGATAAACTCAACAAATACTGCATCTGCTGGATTGTTTAATATAAAATATCAATTATTTTTAAATGATGTTTATTATTACGGTGCATTAGATCTTCTAAACTATTCGATGGTTAAAAGATACTTAGAGGACTTAGACTATCTTTTGAATCCACACGCACAAATTCGTTTTAATAAACTAAATCATAAATTGTATTTGGATATTGATTGGAAGGAAGTTTCGGATAATGACTATGTAATTATTGATTGTTATCGAATCGTAAATCCTGGAGATGCTCCAAGACTTTATAATGATTGGTGGCTAAAGAAATATCTCACTGCTCTTATCAAAAAACAGTGGGGGCAAAATATGATTAAGTTTAATGGTGTTCAACTCCCAGGTGGAGTTCAACTCAATGGAAGACAGATTTATGATGATGGAGTCTCAGAAGTAGAAAAACTTGAACAACAACTTAAGAATGAATATGAATTACCACCATTAGATCTTATAGGTTAATATGACACCACTCAATTCTTATTTTTTGCAAGGATCTCCGAGTGAGCAAAGACTTATTCAAGATCTAATCAACGAACAACTTAAAATGTATGGACAAGATGTTCTATACATGCCAAGAAAAATTGTTGGTGAGAAAACTGTCATCAAAGAAGTAGTTGCATCGAAGTTTGATGACAGTTTCCGAATAGAGGCTTATCTGATGAATTATGATGGATTTTCGGGTAATGGTGATTTATTAACAAAATTTGGAGTTCAATCTAAAGATGAAATAAATTTGATCATTTCAAAAGAACGATATGATGATTTTATTTCACCTTTGTTAAAATTATGGCCAGAAAATGAAAGAAAACTTGCATATAGACCACAGGAGGGAGATTTAATTTGGTTTCCCCTTGATGAATCTTTATTTGAAATTAAATATGTTGAGGGCAAAAGACCCTTTTATCAACTGAATAATCTTTATGTTTACGAATTAAGATGCGAAAGATTCGAGTACGAAGATGAAATTATTAATATAACCGACTCTGATTCTGAGGGTAATGAAGTTAATCAGTCAATCAAAGACTTGGGTAATGTTTATAGCATTCAAATGGTTGGTTCGGGAGCAACAACTGCTGTGGCTACAGTTGGTCTTGCAACAACAAATCCAAATTCTAAATCAGTTCAATTTATTGATTTAATTAACGATGGATTTGCATATAATTCTGCACCAGTAGTTTCAATATCTACAGCTCCAGCTGGAGGATTAACTGCCACTGCAGTTGCAATTATGACAAGTAGAACTC